GCCTGGATTTGAAATTGCCATAATAAATATGTTTTTAAGTTATGGAAGAAAACTATTTCCTTCCTTTTTTAATTCTAACCTTGTAATCATTAGAAGAATCTCCACTTAAAACTTTATACTTAGTTCCACCAATTTGAACTTCTCTATGAGACTGTCTTGGGTCCATATTAACGTTCTTTGCTTTTTCAACCGAAGTTTTTAAAGCATCAGCTTTACCTTGTTCGTAAAAGTGTTGAGCAATAGAGTCTGCGTTCATAGCTGTGTATAAGCCTTTGTGATAGCCCTTGGCATCTTCCATAGTTCCATCTTCGTTCAAAAACCTTTTGACAAAGTTGTTTATGTCGCCTTGAGTTTCTTTTACACCGCTAGAGTCTTTGACATTAAACCTAAATTTTTTGTCTCCAACGTTATACTCGAAACCTTCGAATTTTTCATTAAAAACATTTTCAGTTTTTTGTTTAAAGACGTTACTAACTCGCTCAAATTTTTTCTGATTCTCTTCAGATTCCTTGTTGTAACGATTGAAAAAATCCATAGCTTTCTTCGCTTCGTTAGGAAGCTTAGATCCACCCTTGATCTCTTCGTAATATTTAGACTTTTGCCCGTCTAAGTAGGCTTTCGCTTCGGCAACTTGCTCTTTTAAAGCGATTTTCTTTCTTTTAACATCTTTTTCGTCGTCAAGTTCTTCGTCAAACGAAAAGTTTTCCTCCATCAAGAAAGCTCTTTCTTCTGAGCTCAAGTGAGGTTTGGTTGTTTTGTAATACTCTTGAAGAGCTGTTAGGTTATCCATCTCAGAGTAGTCTCGGTTTAGATTAACATAATCTTGCACCGTTCCTCCAGTTTCGTTTATAAACTCAACTAGCTTTTCTACACTTTCTGGAAGCGTTCTAGCTTTGCTAGCCTCAACAGCCGGCTCAACAACCTCTTCAGTTTCTTCTTTAGTAATCTCTTTTAGTACTGGGCTTTCTTGTGCTTTACTTTCCGCCTGTACTTCTTCTTGTTCCGGTGGGGTGTCGGTAGCTTCATCGCTTCCAGCCACTCCTGAGTCGTTAGTTGTACCTTCTTCAACATCTGGTTTTTTACTTAGGTCAACCTTGTTGACTGTTTCTACATCTTCTGATTTTAGACTCACCTTAACAGTGTTCTCTTCTTGCACCTCTGGTGCTTCTTGTTTTTCTTCACTCATAATATAATATAATAATTGGTTTAAAACTTATCCATGTTCAAGCCATCACCTAATACATCATTACCTGATGACTCGAATCTTTTACCTTTTTGTTTATTTGATTCTACTCTTTCTTTTCTTCTACCCTCTCTTTCGGATCTAGCATCTTGGCGTTGCTCAGATACCTCGGTATCTTCTCTATCCATTTCTCTCATCTTCATATTTAAGTCAAACTCTTTGTCCATAAGCCTTTCTTTAATAGAAGCTTCTTGTTCTAATGCTTTAGCTTTAAACTCTGATTTAGCTTGTTCTAACTGCATACTCATTTGCGTAATAGCTTGCTGCTTTTGAGTTTCTGCCTGGGCTTGCGCTTGAGCCGTTTGTTGCTGAGCTTGTTGCTGAGCAGCTATATTTTGTTGCTGCATAGCTTGCTCTTCCTGCATCTTCTTCTTTTCTCTAATCTTCAACAGTTCGTTAGCTAGCTTTACGTTATGTATGTTTCTAAGATCAATAGCATCGGAAAGCTTAATTAGCTTTTGCGTCAAAGCCATTTGTATGTTGTTTTCTAATAGCTGCTTTTCTTCTTCGTCTGGTGCTAGCTCTATAAATATACCAAAGTCATACAAATGCAGCTCTGACATTTCTTCTAACGTAGCAACATTGTGCGTTCCTATCTGTTGGATGAAAGCGTCTTTTGTAGGAGAATACTCTAGTATGTCAGATATTCTAAGTGATAGTTGTTGAGCCACGTCAGCTGTTAAATACATTCCAGCCTGTAAGATATGTCTAGTAGCCGTGTTGCTATTGGCTGCTGCCAACTTTTGAACACCAACAAGAGCATTTCTATCTGGAGTACTACCATCTCTAGCTTCGTTTAAGCCCGTGACGTCACGTATCATTTGCAGATAGTAATTGTAGTTAGCTATTAGCGTTTGCATTTTATTACCAGCCCCAGCACCACCAGATATTTCTTGAATAGGTATTTTACCTGGGTTAGGATCTCCGTCAGAAGTAAAAGATCTACCTATAATAGAACCCGTTTGAAAAAACATGTTTAAGGCTTCTTGCGGATTGTAGTTTGTTCCATTACCAAGATCAACCTCTGCTAAACCATCAGCATCAAGATAAACTCCATCTGGAACCATTCTTGACATCACCTGTTGTAGTTTCAAGTGTGTTAATTGAATCATATCAGCAAAGCCAGTAATACGACTGACTATACTTTCTATCCTACCCTGATACATTCTTGGAGCAACCATACTATAGTTCATCTTGACCTTAGTGTAATCACTCTTCTCTCTCATCATGTTCTCGGCCAAACCCCAGTTTAGTAGTTTGTCAGAGCCTAGTATCATAGCTCCTTCGTATAAAACTTCTACCTGAGTAGAAAGTTTAGCATACCCACCAACCTTGTCCGTAGGAGGATTAAAGCCGTCGTCTTTTTCTATTGCTTTTTCTCCACCGCTAGAAGTTTCTTTTAACTTGTAAACTTCGTTCATAAAAGTTTTATAGTTAAAATATAAAACATCTATTTGATTTTTATCTTTTTCTCTTCTATGAGTATTGTATCTGTGAGCTTGTGTTAAGCTTTGATCTTGTATTTTCTCTAAATCTTCATTTGACAAGTGAGGAAACTGTTTTACTAACTCGTTTATAGGTATAGTCTTTACTTCGCCTATATAGTATATATCTTCAAAGTAAGGAGATTCTGTATAAGAGTGTACTATTCTAGCTGGATCTACATAATCAACCACGACGCCTTGCGATGTGTTAAATGTTGTTTTAACAGCCGCTGTACCAAGCACAGCTAAGTCGTAGTAAAGTCTTTTTCTAGTTAATTCGTAGTTGTTTCCTTCAAGTAAAGTATTTATAGCCTGCTCTTCCGCTATTTCAGTAGCCTGCTTGTAAGTTAGCTGCATGTGGAGTTCTAGCTCCTGCTCTGTCTCAGGTAAGTCTTCCGCGTCATTTTCAGCAAAGTCCATATTGAAATTTTCTTTTGCCATTGCGTTGAACTCTTTAGACTTCATGTCTCTAAGTATACTTTCCATATACTCAGTTCTCTTTGCTACTCCGTATGGATCTTGAGAGAACACTTTTATGTCGTAATTTCTTTCAGCCATACCGTTTACGACTATATCAACAAATTTAGATATAATAGGTATTGGCTTCCAGTCTAAATTTAAGTAAGATAAATCTCCGTTTATAGACAGCTCATCTTTATACTTCTGTACAGATTGCTCGCCTCTAGCGTATAGTCTAAGTCTATGAAAATCATTAGACACGTTGTTAAATCTAGATCCTACGTTACCACCGCTACTTCTGTTTCCGTCAAACCACTCTGACTCTATTGCTTGGGCTACTTTTAACCCGTAATCGTAACTTAACTTCTCTACGTCAGGAACAACCTGACTTGGAAAATTTTTTATAACTGACTCAGCCATATTTAGTTTTTAATTATTTTTGAAGTATATCCGTCGTTAGAATACTTTGAAACACTAATATTAAGTGGTTCTTTTTTCTTTTCTTTATTTGGTCTATATAAATGTCTGTTGCAAGCCATAATAGCTAGCCCAGAACTTATCGAGGCATCATGTTTGGTTCTTTTGTTTATATCAAACTTAGCCCAGTCGTTTAGCGTTTCATTAAAGTACATATCACCATATCCGTCTCCTAATTCTCCAACGTGTTCGTTTATGTACATCTCTATTGCCGCGGCGTGTGCTTGCTTAATGTCTTCGCTAGAGTTTGGTATTCCTCCAATCTCTTTCTCGGTAACACTAAGCTTATTCCAAGCTTTGTCTGGTCTGTTCATGCTAAAACCTCTGTATCCTCTTCGTCTAAAGTAATACAAAAGCCTTGGTTTGTTATTCTCTGCTAATATTGGCATGCCGTAAAAAACACAAGCCATTAGTATATCTTCAAAAAACATTTCAGCGGTTTGTGGTCTAGCAATGTATTCTAAAAAAAACGTGTTAGCTGGAGAATCTTCCATGCTAAACTTAGTTAATCCATGAAGAGATCCGTTAGATCCTCTACCATCAACAGTGCCGCTAATATCGTAACTGTCACAACCAAAAGCTCCCATGTGTTCATTTCCAGGATACTTTATTCCGTTTTTTAATATTACTCTGTTTTGCAACTCAGCATTCGGTGCCCAACTTATTTTAAACCTTCCGTTAGGATTGGGATTAAAAGTTACTATAGTATCCTTTACTCCATTTAACCACTGAAAGTTTCCAGTTGTAAGTACCGCTGAGCTACTTATTCCTTCGTTGTAATCTATCTGCTCGTATATCTTAACTAAGTTAAATATACTGTTTTTTGTTTCATCTCTAAACGCGTGCTCCGTAGTTCTAGGAAACTGACGATAAAATTCATTTAAACCGTCTTGATCGTCTTTTAAACCATCAACCTCGTTTTGCCAATGATCAACAACTCCTATATCAATTAATTCACCGTCTGGTCCGTGTACATCATTATCTGGACTATTAAAAACTGGTTGTCCGTATTTGTCAATAAATCCTTCAAAGTTCCACTCCATTGGGATAAACAAAGAATATAAACCAGACTTTGTTTGTCCATTTCTATTTCGCCTTGCAACATCTGAATCATTGTATAGTTTTTTAAAATTATCACCACCTTTATCCAAAGCGTTCGATGTACTTCCCATCATGCATTTCCCAATAATTCTGCTACCTAGTCTAAGGCAAGTTTTTGTAACTCGCCAGTTGTTGAGTATGTTATCTGGTCGTTCCCATTTACCACTCTCATCGTGCACTAGTAGTGAAAGTTTTTCACCATCATAACTGTTGTCCCCTGTGTTCTTCCAGTCAATCGTAGTATCTAAACCTTTTATCTCTTCTAGCTTTTCGTTTGTGTCTATTTTTTTACGAGTAAACTTACTCGCTGGCACACGATACGCTAGTTCAGACTTAGGTCTGTCCATACCATCTTGTATTGGTTTGAAGAAGAAAGGATAGTTGATAGATATAGGTACAACCTTGTCTGTAAACATCTTCTTAGCATCAGCTCCACTCTTTGATAGTATTCCATATCTAGAGTCACTTGAAATAGTAGCTAAGTTAACCGTCTCCGCAGAGCTCATAAAGGAGAAACCAGATCGTCTATTTTTTAAATAGCACATACCGTAACATCTCGTATCTACTTTGCATGCTTCCCAAAATATAAAAAACAACCTATTAGCCTCGCGAAAGTCTGGAGCACCAACGTCTATTTTACTCCATTGAAGATACATGTAGTGTGTACCTGTTATGTAAGTTGGCTTACCGTTATTATTAAACCAAAAACCACCGTCACGTCTATTAAACTCTTCATCTATATAGTCGTGCCACTGATCTTTTTGCTCTTCTGGATAAGCTTTCCAGTCGAATATAGTTTTTATTTTCTTTAGTATATCAGGCTTTTCGAGTTGAGCCCACTTTTTACTGTCGTTTGAGTAGACATCTTTAGGTGGTTTGGGTAAGGCTATTTTTAACCCTTGTATTTCGTAAATATCACCTATTTGACCTGTGTCACCAATGACTACTATATCATGTTCTTTGTTATAGCCTCGGCCCCACTTTTTACCTTTGTTAAGTCTACTTATTGTAGTCTTTTTTACAGGTTCTATTATTTTGTATAAACTTTGTTCGTACATTACTTAGATCTACCTTCGGCAAAGCCCTTAAAAACCTTCTCTTTTTTCTCTTCAACAACCTTACCCTCGAGTAAAGCTTGTTCTTCTTGTATACGATTAAGTATCTCAAAGGCATCGAATATTGCGAGTTTTTTTGTAGCAGCAGCATTCTTAAGTCTATCGGCAGTAATATCATCGCCGCTATCAACAATAGCTTCTTTGGCCACTTTAATAAGCTCTTCAACCGCCCTATGCCCAGCTTGGATTATACTCTTCTTCGTTTCCTTGATATTCATATTTAATTGTAATAAATTTATTGTATACTCTATATAGTCTTTTACCATCTATAATAAACTCGTACGTTGAAAACGGCGTAAAGCCAACTAAATCTCCTTCAACCATTTGTCCATCGGTGTACTTAACTATACCAACGCAAGGTTTTTCTACGTCAACTTTTGTTTCGTCTAAACTTTTTATAGGCTGTACAAAGCAATAGCCATCTAAGGCTTTCCACGAGTCGTTTGATTTATAAAGAAATATTTGATCTATGCTTACAACGTAAGTATCTTTGTCGAAATAAGCTTTACTGTTTCTTTCCTTACCTTTTACATCGTGCCATCTTCTAAACACATTGTGGTGAAGTATAACAGTATCTCCTGGTTTAATACCGTTGCTAGGTCCAATGCTTGGTACACTAACTACTTTAGCTGTTCTATTAGAGAACTGATGATTGAAAACCTCAGTGTTAACTATTAAAGATTTATCATCTACCTTTAGGATGTTATTGTATCTACCTCCAATTGGTGATACAACAAAGTTATAAGGGCTTTTCATTAGTACTGTAGATTATACTCAACAGATATTGCCATGTTTTTATTAAAGTCTTTCCAAGGCAATACGTCTTTGTTTTTTCTAATGTATATTGAGTACTTTTCTTCCTCTTCTATAATGTTAGAGATAGTATGCCCTCCGTAGACCTCTTGGCCTACAGAGTAATGCATAGAATCTATCTTGTAGTCTTTACCTATTGTTATTTTTCGAATTAGTTTCGTCGCTTCCATTTTCATTGTATTTAATTCTTCCATCTTTTATGTCTATGTCAACAACGTCGCCGTATTCTTTTTTAAACGATACGTGCATTTCTTGAACCATAGCTTGCAAGTCTGCAATAGTATGTAGTAAGGAATGTTTTTGAACTTCTATAGAGCCTAAATCCATTTGAGCTCTATTGATATTTGAGACTATACCTTGTAGTCGTTCTAGTTGTTGATCTGTGATTTTCTCTGCTTGAGGTTTTAAGTCAACAGTTTTAGGTGTTTTTCTTTTTGCCATGATTTAATTTAATTTAAGTTAATTGTTTATTTTATTGATGAAACGAGCATTGTATAACTATAGGATTTAAGTTGTATAAATGCTTACCATCAGCAACACTGTTAGCTATAGGAGCGTCTAGTGTTATTTTAGTAGCACCGTTTACATATCTGACAGTTCCTACCAGTTGATCATCTTCGTCGTGTATTACATCCCCTGGCGCGAAGGCAAGTCTTGCGTCTACAGTAGCCACTGTTAATACAGCTCCAGTTGTTCCTGAGGCATGAGCGCCATTAACATTAAGAGTTGAAGTTGTATAACCGTGAGTAGCTTTAGCTAGTAAAGCTGCGTATAGCTTGTCATAACCAACACTGCTTCCACTCTGCGGAACGCCTTCTAAGCATAGTTGAGTATTTCCTAAGCCTAGATTCACAAGCGTTTGAGCAGCGGTAGTACCACCGAAAGATATGTTTGGTGTAAGTTGTCTTAAGTATATTAGGTTACCGTCGTCTTTACAGTTACCAACGTCGACATAAGTTTTTCCTTGTATTTGATTAAACCAAGGATTGCTACCGGTAGCTGGCGCACCTATTACAGAACCAGGTGTTGCTAAGCTAGTTGGCGCTGTTCCATCTACGTTTCCTTTTGCCCAAAGTATTTCGAAGTCTTCTGGATCAATATCTGCTCCATTAACTCCTCTGTATAATATGTTAATACCTTGAAGACTAGCTGTTCCGCTAGGTATTTCAAACTCAGTCCAATCAGCTAATACTTTACCGTCAGTCATGTTGGCGCCGCTATGTTGAAGACTAGCTGGAAAGTTTGGTTTTACATCTACTTTAAAATATCCCATTTTATTTATTTTTTTATTTTTTCGTATGAGCGTCCGCCGAAATAAGCACCGATCACTGTTATTAATACTAATTGTAGTAGATCAACCCACTTGTCCTCCACTGTAAACATAATCACACCAGCGTCTATAAAAATTAGCAGCGTAGTGCAAATAACCAACCAAGCTAAAACTAGCGGGCGTATAGATTTGCTGAGCCACGAGTCAGATTGCATGTCTGATTTCCACCTTGATGAAACCTCTTCCTGCATCTTAGCTTCGCTGTCTAAAAGCATTTGCTTTATCTTAGCTTTAGCCTCATCGCGCTCTTTGTCTGTGGTAATAACTTTGTCAAGTATACCTTCTGCGTTATCAACTACTTTACCTAGTATTCCTCCTACTAAATTACTTATCATTTTTTAAAATTTTGAGAATTTGGTATTAAGCCTTCTCTTCTAAGTTTCATTATTTTAGGAGACTCTTCGTAGCCATATTCAAAAGTTGGACCACTTGACTCTTCATTAGGCTTAGGTCTAGCGCTCATTATGTTTTTTGGCTTAGCTGGACCTTTACCCATAGCGATGTTATCGTTCATCTCTTCTTTCTCAGCGTCGTTTACTTGACCCTTGTGATAGCCACCGTTTTTCTTTAATGCTGGAGCAACTGTATCGTTCTCCGGTCTGTTCATTTTAAATGCCATAGTTTTAATCTTTAAATTCCCAAGGTAATTCTATATCTCCTTCTGGATACATTTCTCCTTGGTAGTTAACGTAACCGTCTTTTCTTTCGTATTTAGCCCCATCCCAATAAACATGCTCGTCGTCATAGTCTACTCTACCGAGCTTCATGTGAGTCATGTGTTTCATTTCGTGTTGAAGGACTCTTCTGTATTGCTCGCTGTTGGGGTCAATAGCGTTACTTATATATATCACACCTTCTTTATGAGCTTCACCCATGACACCTTCTGGTAGCTCAGCCCTTTCAATCCTGCAACCACCTATTGTTTCGTGTGTTCCACCGATCTTAAGTTTAAAGTCTTTATTGCCTTTGTTGCTACCTAGTTTAAATGCCATTATCTATCCGAGTCTTTTATCATATCATCTATAGCTTTATTAAAAACTTTATCTGTATACGATTTATTATTATAGAATACACTTCTTTCTGATGTTGGTATATCTTCTTCACCTAGTAACATCCTGTATATTCTACTTATAAGTTGGCTGCATTTAAAAGAGGTTTTGAAGACGCTGTATTTAATCGTAGTTCGATTTCGATGACGCCAGACCTCTATCCAGCCTAGTTTTCTTAGTTTATCCCACCGAGTTTTATCCCAGCTCATGGTATAAGTACCATCAATAAATTCTTGTCTTGTAAATCTGTTCTTGCAGTCTAAGTATATTAAGAGTTCAAGATCAGCATCTGTTAACCCGTAAGTCTTACAAGCCCACTTTCTAGTGAGCCTGTAATACTTAAGGATTTGTAATTCACGTAAATCGTGACTAGTTAATCTCAATTATTATGAGTCAAGATTAACGGTGATGCCAAATGAAGCGTCACCAATAATATCAGCAATACCACCAAGGTAAATGCTGTTGTCTACGTCAATAACTGCTATAGAAGATCCATCAGCGTGAGGACCAGCGTTACAAGCTTCAGCCATAGCTTGAGCTATAACTCTAACTCTATGGCCAGCAGCGACTGCGTGAGTGTCAGCATGTGTAACCTCAATGAAGTCACCTTTAACCGCACCTGCTGCGGTGTCGTTGTTCATAGGGCTTTTAAAATAAATTCTTGTAGTTGTTGCACTTTCAGGTTCTACACCTAAGAAGCTAGACACTGGGTACATAGCAGCTTCCGTAGTTGCATTAGCGCCTCCGCCTTCTGAGAAATATAAATACTTTTCCATTTTCTTTTGTTTTATAAGTTAATTACTATGCTATAGCACACCCTGTTACTAATCCTCTAAATGCTTTGTGATAAGAAGCTGTTCTCTTTGCAACGTCATCACCACCGCCAGGTATAGCGACATCAGCATCAGCAACAACAATATAACCACCGCTATGAGGTCTAGTGTTCATTATAGCTACAAAAGCGTCTAAAACTGTTTTTTGATTTCCATTAGCACAGCTAAGAGTTACAACTTCTCTAGTTTCAGTTCCATCAACAGCCGCAAACATAAGTTTGATTCCTCCAGAAACTGGATCGCAACCTAAATAGTTGCTAGCAGGTAACAGCATAGCTTCCTCAGCGGTCTCTACATCTGCTTCTGCAAAAAATAAATAATTCATAATTTTGTTTTTTTTTGATTAATAATTAGTTGATTGTGATTTTGTGTTTAAGGATTTTGGTTTATAGTTTACGTTTAATCTACTAGTACAATATCACCTGCTTTGATTACAAAGTAAAACTTATCTTTAAATTCTATTCCGTGACCAGCATGGCGATCGTACCATACAATATCATTATCCTTTATACCCTCTACTAAATTACCAACAGATATAACTGTTCCTTTGAAATATCTATTCTCTTGATCGTCTTCTTCGCTTATAATTAAGCCTCCAACTTTTCTTTCTTCTGTAGATTTTATTTTATCAACTACTACGTAATGATTAACTGCCTTCATCTGTTCTCATATTTGAAATTACACAATCTGCAGATATAATAGTTTTAACTACGCTAACTGCGTTTTTTAATGCCGACTTAGTTACTAACACAGGATCTATGATACCAGCTTTAATCATGTCTGTTTTCTTTCCGTCAATAACATTTACTCCTGTACCTTCTTTAGTTGGTACTGTCGTAGTGTTTAGTCCAGCGTTCAACATAATTGTAGCGAAAGGAGCCATAGCCGCAAACAGCAAGCACTCTTCACCAACTCCATCGGGTTTGATTTTTTGAGATGAATTAAGAAGCGCAATACCACCACCTGGTACTATACCTTCTTTCAAAGCAGCTTTGGTAGCATGTATTGCATCTTCTACTCTATCTTTCTTTTCTTTTAACTCTACCTTAGATCCAGCACCTACTTTTATTATTCCAACTGAGCCAGATAGCATGGCTAGTCTTTCTTCTAGTTTTTTCTTAAGAAAACCGTTTTTCTCTGAAGCAACCTTCTTGTGTACTTCATCAAGTCTTTCTTCTATTTCAACGGCTACATCATCTAGGGTTATGACAGTGTGTTTATCGTCTGTTTCAGAATATTCAACCTCTCCTAAGTCTTCAGGTGTCATTGAGTCTAAATCATCACCAAGCTCTTCATTAAAAAGCGTAGCACCCGTTAGTATAGCTAAATCTTCACACGTATCTTTTTTACCTTGACCAAAGCCAGGTAGATCAATAATGTTGATTTTTATATTACCTTTAACTTTATTCATTAAAAGTGCTGACTTAACTTGCTGTGATACAGGCGCAACAATAAGTAGTGATCTATTGTTTTTTATAACATACTCTAATATACTTTGTATTTTTCTGACATTAGGTATTTCAGACATGCATATTAACACGAGTGGTGACTCTAGCTCTGCCTTTTGCTTTTCAGTATTAGTTACAAAGTGTGGAGATGTAAGCCCACAGTCAACTTGAACGCCATCAACTAGCTCTACATAAGTTTCTTCTGTTCCAGAGCCTTCCATTAAAACAACGCCGTCTTTACCTACTTTTTGGTAAGCCTCAGCAATTATTCCTCCAAGCTCATTATCGTTGTTGCATGATATAGCCGCTACGTGCTCTAGTGTTTTATCACTAACTTCTATGGTTATAGATTCAAGATACTTTAGTATTTTATCTAAACCAGAGTCTAACCCTAGTTTTATATCTCTAATAGTAGCTTTGTCCATTCGATTGTATATGTGACCTAGTAAAGCCGAAGCCAATACCGTGGCTGTAGTTGTTCCGTCTCCAGCTTCGTTTACAGTTTTGCTAGCAGCTTCTTTAATAAGAGTTGCTCCTAGGTTTTCTACTGGATCATATAGTACTACTGATTGTGCAACGGTGACTCCGTCTTTAGTTATAACAGGCATTCCTCTAGCATCTTCGTAAATTACGCATTTTCCAGAGGCTCCTAGCGTAGAAGCAACAGCTCTAGCAAGCTTTTCTACGCCTTTCATTACTTTTGTTTTAGCATCATCGCCAAAGTTTAGGTCTTTGACGATTTCACTTGGTAAATTGTATTCCATTTTAGTAAATTAAATTAAATTATTCTATTTTTCGAAAGTTTTCACTACTTTAGGGCCTTTCGTAGCCTCTATTTTCTTAGTAAAGTGCTCAACACTTCCATCTATTGCTGATTCTGCTCCTTCTAACGTCTCTCTGCGCGTTACATCGTGCCAGTTTTCGTTATCTGGGTTAGAAACCTCAGTTTGATAGTAGCCGTTTGGCAATTGGGTTATTCTCCAGTTGCTTTTGTTAGCCAAATGTGACCACTGCTTCTTAGTTTTTTCGTTT